AGGGTCCCCGTCGCCGGGAAGACCTCGGCGCAGGCCTTCGGCGCGATCACCACCCGCTCCGGCTTCTCGAAGGCCGTGCCGGGTGTTCCCTCCGCGCAGGCCTTCGGCGCGGTCAACCCCGTCTACCGCATTCGGGTTCCCGGTCTCGGCTCGGCGCAGACGTTCGGCCTGGTCACGATCCACGCCGAGATCACCCGGCTCGTCGCCGGGGTCGGCAGCGCGCAGGACTTCGCCGTCCCCGGGATCGACATGCTCGTGCGCAACGTCTGGATCTGGCCGACCACCGAGATCATCTCGACCGGAGGCTCGCTCGTCGGCGAGGTGATCTGCGGTGACGGCCATACCGTCGGGGGCTGGGACTATCTTCCAGCTGCGGGGACACCCAGCACTGTGGTGCTCGATCCCTCTGAGGTGGAGACCCTCGTACTCGTTCCGACGGTGGCCAAGTGAGGAGACGCAGTGGCTGACCCGGTGTTCGTCGACGATGTCACACCGCTCACGGCGGTGAACCTGAACAAGCTCCAGACCCGAGACGAGAAGGCGGCAGCGAACGGCTACCCCTCGCTTGACTCGGGCGGCAAGGTGCCGGTCGCGCAGCTTCCCGCCGTCGGCGCCGCGCTCTCGTACGACGGCGACTGGGTCGCGGGCACCTACCAGGACGGGCAGGTGGTGATCAAGGACGGGATCGCCTACCTCTGCGTCGGCGGGCCGACGGCGGTTGCGCCGGACCCGGCGCCGTGGGGCATGGCCGCACTGGCGAGTCGCCCGTCCATCGTGCTCGGGCCGATCGTCGGGCCGTGGCCTGTCGCGACAACGCCGGGGCCGACAGAGGGAACGCCGTTCACGGTCACGGTCGCGGGGACGTACCTGATCACGGTGGCGGCGAGTTGCTACAGGACAACCCTGGGGCCGGTGAACATCGCTGTCTGGATCGACGGGGTCAACAAGTTCACGATCCCCGGCCTCTTCAGCGCCTCGATGACGCACTACTCGCTCATTCCGCAGTCCGCGCTCGTTGCGCTCACGGCCGGGACGCACTACCTGGCTCTCGTCGGGGACGCCAACACTTCCAGCGACAGTGGCGACTTCGCATCGATGACGGCGGTGTACACATGAGCGTCCAGGAACAGGCTTCCCCAGCCACCTCGACCCCCTGGGTGCCGCTGTGGCCGCTTACCCCTGCGCTGGCCTACGGGACAACGCTCCCCTCCTCCCCGGTGGACGGCCAGGAGGCGATCCTCGTTGACTCGCTGACCAGCCCCACGTATCAGTGGAGGTTCCGCTACAACGCCGGGTCGACTTCGCCCTACAAGTGGGAGTTCATCGGGGGAGCGCCCGCCTACCACGAGGTCGCGACGGGCGAGGCGATCACGGCCGCTGGCGGCTGGGTGAACCTGGCGACGAACGGCCCCCTCATCACGGTGCCGCGAGCCGGTGACTACCTGGCCGAGTACTCGGTCATGTCGTACAACGCCAACGGATCCGCAATCACGATGTATGCCGGGATCGCCCTGGGCGACACCGGAGCCTTGCACTACGCAGGCCAGATCATCTACTTCATGAACGCCCTGGGCGGGATCGGAAACTGCGGCGGCAACTACAAGGTGGCGGGGGCTGCCGTCAACGACGTGATCAAGCTGCGCTACTTCGCCACCGCCATCACGGGCACGGATCAGCAGTTCCAGATGCGTACCCTCGCGGTCACCCCGGTCAGGGTCGCATGAGGAGGAGCGATGGCTGACCCGACCTGGACAGACGGCGTAACGCCCCTCAACGCCGAGAACATGGTCAAGCTTCAGACCCGCGACGAGAAGGGGGCGGTCAACGGCTACGCGCCGCTCGACACGAACGGCAAGGTCCCGGCCTCGCTGCTGCCGCCACCCACCGTCACAGGAGCCACGCTGACCTACAGGGGCACCTGGGCGGCGGGCACCTACGTCGACGGCGACGTCGCCGTCTACAACGGGGTCGCCTACCTCTGCGTCGGTGGCCCGACCGTGGTCGCGCCCGACCCCGACCTGTGGGACGACGCAGCCGCTCCTGTGACCACGACCCCGTGGGTGCCGATGTGGGTGCTCACCCCGGGCGCAGCCGTTCCGACCGGCGTGCTCACGCAGTTCGCCGGGGCCGTAGCCCCCTCCGGCTACCTCCTCTGCGACGGGGCGCTCTACCTGCAGACGGCCTACCCGGCGCTCTTCGCGGTGCTCGGCACCGCCTACGGTGGAGACGCGACACAGTTCGCCGTCCCCGATCTCCGGGGGCGCATGCCCGTCGGCAAGGGAGGTCGCACCGAGGTGGACACGATCGGCAAGAACGAGGGGATCGCCCTCGCCAACCGCACCCCACTCCACGCGCACACGGTCAGCGACCCGAGCCATCAGCACCAATTCGGTGGCACGGGCGCTTCGGAGGGTGGCCCGAACTGGAATCCGGCGAGCGGCTCGTACGTCGTCGGAGCGACGTATACGGCTCCCGCCGCGACCGGGATCACGGTCGGCCCGGCAGGCGTCGGCGCCGCCGACACGCCCTCCTTCCTCGTCGTCAACTACATCATCAAGACATGACCTACAAGCAGATCCGAGACCACATCTCCCGCACGCTCGGGATGCAGCTGGACACGAGCGCGCCGGAGGGCGACCTGATCCGTGACTGGATCTACAACGGGATCATCGACATCGCCGCCCGCACGCGCGCGGGGGTGCGCGCCGTCGACCTGGTGATCACGCCCAACACGGCCGTGCACGACATGTCGCAGTCGATCATCTCGCTGCTCGACATCGAGGACTCGGCCGGGATGATGCAGCGCTACTCGCGCGAGGACATCATCTTCAAGCAGGCGGTCGGTCAGCGCGGCTACGCCTACGAGGAGCCGCTGCTGTGGCTCTCGCCGATGCGCACAGAAGACCACGCCTCGGTGCGCGCCTACGGAGTCTTCATGCCGAACCCGATGGAGAACGACGACGACAGCCCGAGCGAGGCGGACTTCGGCAACCTCTCGCCGCAGTTCCACCCGGCGATCATCGTCTACTGCCTCTGGAAGGGCGGCGAGTACATCGAGCACGAGCAGTCCGGTGGCGGTGAGCGCTTCCGCGTCCAGTACGAGGGGCAGGACGGGAACGCGGGCGAGATCGCGAAGATCAAGCGGATCCTCACCAAGCGCGTAACGCCCGCCGGGGCACGACGCCGCAACCCGGGCGGGCAGATCGGCGAGCTTTCCGACTCGATGGAGTACCTGGGCGGATGAGGCCGGTCTCGATCCTGCCGCTGGTCAAGGGGATGACCCGCGACTACGCGGTCGACTCGCTGCCGTCGGGCTACGTGTGGGACATGAAGGACTTCATCCCGCAGCGCAGGGGCACGCGGATGGAGTCGCGCGGGGCCTGGCAGTACTTCACGGCCTCGATGGGCAGCACCCTCTGGGGCGGCTACCACGCGCAGTTCTCGAAGGGCGAGAAGCTCTACTGGCTCGCGAAGACGGGTGGCGCGACCTTGATCCTGAACACGGTCGACCCGGCCACGGGCGCCGCCAGCCCGGGGATCGACACCGGGCTTGCGACCCTGAAGCAGAACGGGGTCTTCCTGCGCGACGTCGTCTACTTCCTCGACGGCTCCGAGGCGGTGGTGCCGATCTGGCTGGCCTTCGACGGGACGGCGCAGACCAACGGCTCGATCAACGCGACCGCGCCCAAGGCCCCGGTCGGGGTCGCCTACAAGGAACGGCTCGTGCTCGGCTCCGGCTCCGACGTCCTCTTCTCGCCGCTGCCGACCGAGGGCACGGCGCCTGACATGGGGCCTCGCGCAGCCTGGGACCCGATCTCCAAGATCTCGCTCTCCAAGCCGGTCACCGGCCTGGCGGCGATGGGCAGCAAGCTGATCGTGTTCCACTCCTCGCGCATCTCGCGGATCGGTGGCCAGGTCGCACCGGCCACGGACGTCGACTCGGACATGTACCAGGACACGCTCACCGACCAGATCGGCTGCACCGACCCGCAGACGATCGTCTACTGGAACGAGAACGTCTGCTTCGCCGACGAGCGCGGGGTCTACATGACCGACGGCGCCTCGGTCAGGAACCTCACCGAGCAGGGCGGGATCGGCGACTTCTGGCGCGAGGTCTACGCGGCGCGCGGGACGGCCCCCTCCATCTCGGCGGCGATCTACTTCGACTACCTGGTGGTCTCGGTGCTCGGTGCCAGCGGGCAGAACTGGATCCTGATCTGCGACCTGAACACGCGCGGCTGGTTCCGCTTCTCGAACCTGCCCGCGCAGGCGATGGTCGCCTCGGAGGGGAACTTCGAGGAGATCTGGCTGGGCCTCGTGGGCGGGCGCCTGACCCGGATGTCGGACATGTTCTCCGGCACCACGCTCGCAGACCCCACCCCGGCGCCGCTGGCGCTGCCGGTGACGGTCGACCAGGTCGACGGCAACGGGACACCGGTGCTGCCGGAGATGCAGACCGGCTGGAGCAGGCTCTCGCCCGACGAGCAGCGCAAGCAGATCCGCTTCGTCTTCGTCTCCTACCGTCACCAGTCCTACGACCACCCCGACCTGGATGACGCGATCGAGGTCTACTACCGCAAGGACCCGGCCAACACGACCGACCTGGTCGCCTACACCAAGCTCGGCGAGATGGGTACGGTGACCGAGTACACGCGCAAGCGGCTACCGGTGCTCGGCAAACACTACGGCGTCCAGTTCTGGATCCGCGCCAAGCAGCCCTCGCGCTTCTTCAACATCTCCGACATCGGCGTCGGCGCGACCCCGAACGATCGCGGCAAGGTGATGATCGGGGTCGGACCCTGATGGCCCGCGCGCGCGAGCAGCAGTCCGCGCTGCGCCCCCTTGACGATCCCTCTCGCCCGCTGACCGACCGCGAGAAGGAGCAGATCGCGCGGATGTTCTCGGAGCCGATGGAGTTCCCGATGAACTACCGCAACTGGGTCAAGAACTTCATCGAGACGGTCGGCGTGCAGCTGCCGCGCTCATCGATCGTGGGGCTGAAGGACGCCATCGTCGCGACCTCTCGTGTGGTGGTCGCCGAGCACTTCCCGCCGGGCACGATCCTGCTCGGGATTTGGGACAAGCCGCCGCCGGGGACGGTGTTCGCCGACGGCGCCACGCACACGCGCGAGGCCTACCCGATGCTCGCGCCGCTGCTCTCGCACCCGATCGACGACGACTTCGAGGTGCCGAGGATCATGGCGCCGGACGGACAGCGCTACGCGATCGTGACCGGCAATCGGCCGAGAGCCGTGCCAGACTGAGGAGAGAGATGGCCATCCAAAGAGTGACGAGCAGGCCTCTTACCGGCGGCTCGACAGCGAACTACAAGTACGCGGTCGCCGCGA